CCAGTAACTGTTACTGGAACACAAACTATAACAGGGACATTGGTAATAATTTAATGAGTAAGATAGAAGTAAATGCAATCGAACCACAATGCGGAACTAATTTAACAGTTGGTGCTTCAGGAGATACAATAACTTTTCCTTCTGGAACTACTGTTGTTAATAATGGTAGTCAAACAGGTTTTGGTAGAACAGGAACTGTTGATTGGCAAACAGGATCAATTAAGACAGCAACGTTTACAGCAGCTAATGGAGAAGGTTATTTTGCAAACACATCAGGTGGAGCTTTTACAATGAACTTACCAGCAGGTACAGCAGGAAATATTGTTTCTGTTGTAGATTACACAAACACATTTCAAACAAACTCTTTAACAATTGCAGCAAATGGTTCACAAAAAATAGGTGGAGTTGCATCACCACAAACATTATCAACAGAAGGTCAGTCAGTAACTTTTGTTTATGTCGATGACACAGAGGGTTGGAAAAACGTTCAAGACTCAACATCAAATGTAATAGGTAATGCTTTTATAGCTGCAACAGGCGGAACAATTACCACTTGTGGTAATTGTAAAATTCATACATTTACAGGACCTGGAACTTTTTGTGTTAGTAAAACAGCTTGCGTTTCAGCAAACAATGAAGTTTCATATTTAGTTGTAGCTGGTGGTGGTGGTGGTGGAAGAGTATGTGCAGGAGGTGGTGGAGGTGCAGGTGGTTTTAGAGAAGATAAATCTCCAATAACTCCTTATACAGCAAGTCCTTTAGATGGAGCAGGTCCAATAACAGTTACAGCAACAGCATTTCCTATAACTGTTGGTGGTGGAGGTGCTGGTAGTTCTCCAGGATGTTCCACTATAGCAGGAACTTCGGGAGCAAATTCAGTATTCTCAACTATTATATCTACTGGTGGGGGTGGTGGAGGTGCACCAGGACCTATTGCTAATGGTAGTCCAGGTGGATCAGGTGGAGGTGGAGCTCATAGTGCTGGTACAGGTGGTTCAGGAAATACTCCCCCAGTTAGTCCACCTCAAGGAAATAATGGAGCAGCTTCCGTACCAGGAGCAGGTTCAGCACCAAGTGATGCTGCAGGTGGTGGTGGAGGAGCTACATCAGGAGCTAGTAACTGTGGTGCTCCAGGTCCAACAGGGCACGCTGGTGGTGCGGGTGCAACAACTTCAATAACAGGAAGTTCAGTAGCTTATGCTGGTGGAGGCGGTGGTGTAAATAGATGTGGTGGTGGAGCAAATGATACAGATGGTGGTATTGGTGGTGGTGGAAAAGGTGGTTATGGAGCAAGACCAACTCCACTCTGCCAATCAGAGGGTCAAAATGGTACAACAAACACAGGTGGTGGAGGAGGTGGTGGTAAAAGATTAGGTACTCCTGTATTGTCAGGTGGCGGTGGAACAGGCGGTTCAGGTATAGTAATAATAAGGTACAAATTTCAATAATTATGACAAGTAAAATAAAAGTAGATAACATAGAAAACCAATGCGGCGGTGCAGTAGTCACTAAATGCGGTGCAACAACTACGATCAGTGGTTCAGTTGTAAAAGCAAATGACATACAAGCAGCAGACGGTGGAAATATTATAAACCAATGTGGAACAACAATCACATTAGGTGCATCAGGCGATACTATTAATTTAGCATCAGGTGCATCACAAACAGGATTCGGTAGAACAGGAACAGTAGACTGGGATACTACAGCTAAAACAGCATCGTTCACAGCAGTGAGCGGTAATGGGTATTTTGTTAATACGACTTCTGGAGCTATTACAGTAACGCTACCTGCAAGTCCAAGTGCTGGAGATATTGTAGCTGTAGCAGATTATGCAGGAACAGCTAATACAAATAATATTACAATAGCAAGAAATGGTTCTAATATTGAAGGTATTGCAGACAATGGAACAATTTCAATTTATAGAGAATCTAAAACTTTAGTTTATGTAGACGCTACTCAAGGTTGGGTAGCTGTAAATGATAATGCAGATGGATTAATATCTCCTTTGTTTGTAACAGCAACTGGAGGAACAATTACAACATGTGGAGATTTTAAAATTCACACTTTTACTGGACCAGGTACTTTTACTGTTTGTTCAGTAGGTAATTCTGCTGGTTCAGATACAGTTTCTTATTTAGTGGTTGCTGGTGGTGGCGGTGGTGGTGATGGCCGAGGTGGTGGCGGTGGAGGAGGTGGTTTTAGAGAAGGTAAAGCTTCTTCTGATTGTTATACAGCTAGTCCATTAAACGCACCTACAGGTTTACCAGTTTCAGCTACAGCTTATCCAATTACAGTTGGTGGTGGTGGAGCTGGAGCAAGCACTGGTGATGATGATGGTAACCCAGGTAACAATTCAGTATTTTCAACTATTACATCCACAGGTGGTGGAAAAGGTGGTGCAGTTAATCCATCTTGTTCCGTTAAACAAGGGGGACCAGGAGGTTCTGGTGGTGGAGCAGGAGGAACTTTTGGAGGGCCTACAGCTCAACCAGGAGGATCGGGTAATACTCCTCCAGTCAGCCCACCTCAAGGTAATAACGGTGGTGATGGAATAAATAATGGACCACCAAATGTCCCAGGATGTCAATCACACGGAGCAACAGGTGGAGGAGCAGGAGGAGCAGGATCACCTGCAACAGGAACTCCTGCACCAGGTTCAGGTGGAGTTGGAGTGTCAAGTAGTATTACAGGAAGTTCACTAGCGTATGCTGGAGGGGCTGGTGGAGCATCTGATAGTGGACGTACATTAGGAAGTTCTTGTGGAACAGGTGGTGATGGACAAACAACTAGTACCCCTGCTAAAAATGGAACTACCAATAGAGGTGGCGGTGGAGGTGGTGTAAGAGTTAATCAAGGTGGTGGAGCAGGCGGTAGCGGAATTGTTATAATAAGGTATAAATATCAATAGGTAAATTATGAGTGAAGTAAAAGTAAATAAAATTAGTCCAAGAACAAATTGTGGTACAGTCCAGTTAGGAGATAGTGGAGACACTATTACCATTCCTGCTGGTGCAACGATCACGAATAATGGTACACAGACAGGTTTTGGTCGTACAGGTACAGTGGACTGGGATACAACTGCAAAGACAGCATCGTTCACAGCAGTAAGTGGAACAGGTTACTTTGTAAACACTACATCAGGTGCAATAACAATGACTATGCCATCTGGTTCAGCAGGTGCAATAGTTTCAATACAAGATTATAATAAAACTTTTGATACAAATGCTTTAACAGTTACACCTGCAAGTGGAGAAAAAATTAATGGTGGTACTGATGATGGTGATTTAATAATTTCAACAGAAGGCCAAGGTTTAACTTTTGTTTATGTTGATGCAACAGTAGGTTGGAAAACAGTACACGAAAATGAATTTACAACAGGTGGTGCTAGTTTTATTGTAGCAACTGGTGGAACAATTACTTGTTGTGGAGATTACAAAATTCATACTTTTACATCTCCTGGAACATTTACAGTTTCAACTGTAAGTTGTAATAGTGCTAATAATGAAGTAGATTATTTAGTAGTAGGTGGAGGTGGGGGTTCTGCAGGCGGTCAAGGTGCTAACTGTGCTAGAGGTGGTGGAGGTGGTGGAGGTTTTAGATATTCTGCAGTAACTTATACTTCTCCCAGTTGTGCTCCAGGGCATCCTTTAAGATCAACAGCTGGTGTAACTGTTTCCGCACAAGCGTATCCAATTACAGTTGGTGCAGGTGGTAGTGCAGGTGATGCTGGAGATCCTTCAGCTGGTGTAACAAATGGTGCTGATTCAATATTTTCAACAATAACATCTGCTGGAGGTGGTTTTGGTGCAAGATCAAATGGTACTGGTGGTAATGCAGGAGGTTCTGGAGGGGGATCTACTACTCCAATTGATGCTGGTGCAGGTAATACTCCACCTGTGAGTCCTCCTCAAGGAAATCCTGGAGGGACAGGTATTAATTCTTCACCTTATGCAGCAGCCGGAGGAGGTGGAGCAATTGGCACTGGTGGTAATAGTCCACCTACCAATGGTGGAGCAGGTGGTGCTGGAGCAGGTATTCCAACAGCTTTTGGTAGTAATGGTGTTCCTTGTGGTTCGTTTAGGTATTATGCAGGCGGTGGTGGTGGAGGTAGAGGATATTCTCCATCAGCAAATGGAGCTGGTGGTTTAGGTGGTGGTGGAGCTGGTGGTGATTCACCTTTACAGGGAATTGCAGGTACAACTAACACTGGAGGTGGAGCTGGAGGTACAGGACAAATATCTGGAGGATCTGCAACAGCAGGTGTAACAGGAGGTAGTGGTATAGTAGTAATAAGGTACAGATTTCAATAGTTGATTTAAAATAAAAAATATAATATAAGGAGAATAATTATGGCACATTTTGCAAAACTAGGAGCTAACAGTAAAGTTATTCAAGTATTAACTTTGAATAATTCTGATATGTTAAACGCTGATGGCGTTGAAGATGAAACAGTAGGTCAACAGTATTTAGAAACTCATAATAACTGGCCTGCACAAATGTGGATTCAAACTTCATACAATACACAAGGCGGACAACATAGAAATGGTGGAACTGCATTTAGAGGAAACTATGCAGGTATAGGTTATACTTGGGACGAAGACGATCAAATCTTCTGGCCTAAAAAACCTCACGCATCTTGGGTAAAACATATTGCAACTGCATCTTGGAAATCTCCACTTGGTGATGCTCCAGCATTAACTTCTGAACAAGAATCACAAAACACAGCTGGTACTCACAGATGGAGTTATGTTTGGAATGAGACTGCTTATCAAGCAGACAACACAACTGGTTGGGACTTGACAAATACTTTAGCATAAATTATATATGGTGGTGGTATGCAAAAGAAAGTATTAACAGAACAAGCATTATATTATGGTGATGTAGAGATGCCTAAGTATTGGGACATCGACCGAAATAAATTAACTGGCGACATTTTACAATCAACTTATTCAAACAAAGATTTTCCATTCTCAAGAACTTGGGATATGTTAAATACATATATGAGAGATCACATCGGTCTTGAATATGGAATCAATCTAGTTAACAAATCAACGTGGGGAAATATCTATAAACCTGCGGAAACAACTATTCCTTTATTAAATATTGATCCAGTGGATCTACGTAACTCTCCAGACTTTACATTATTATATGGTGTAAAAGTTAAAGATTGTATGGTCAGAATACACTTTGAAGATAACAGACGTAAAGGAAGAAGTTGGGATATAGAACTTAAAAACAATATGTTCTTATTGTTTCCATCAACTAATATGTATTATCTAACTAACACACAAAAAGATTCATTAAACTTTGTGCAAACAATAACTTATGAATATATCTAATTACTATTGGTATTTTAGTGGTGTGCTTACACCAAAGTTTTGTGATGATGTAATAGCTTATGCTAATCAACAAGAAGAAACAATGGCAAGAACTGGTGGTTATGGAGATAGAAAGTTATCTAAAGAAGAAGTTAAAGATTTAAAAAGAAAAAGAAACTCTGATTTAGTTTGGTTAAATGATACTTGGATATATAAAGAATTACACCCATACGTTCACGAAGCAAATAAAGCAGCTGGTTGGA